AATTTTTAATTGATTTTTGGTTATTTATCATTATTGATATGTCAAATGTACTACCTTTTTTGATATATCCAAAACTTTTTAAAAAATTTTAATAATTATTTTCACATAAAAAAAACACCCCCATCAATGACAAGGATGTTTTAAAAAAACCTACAAAATGAATAACCCCTAAAACCAAAGTTAACAAATTTGTTTATCTTTTATTTGATAATTGTGAACTTTTGATTTACCATCAATGATCTCCACCATGGCGAATCCGTGGTTGTGCATAGAAAATGGCATGTATTTAGGTGAAAGAATCGTTAAACAACCGGTTGTATAAGTATTGACATACTCTTTAAACGCGTTTTTCTTTTGTGTTGTGGATGTCCTATGTACGTGGCCCATTAATGTATTGCACAATGTTTTGTTCATGAGGTTTTGGCTTGGATTGACACCTCCGGCACCATATAATTCATGGCCATGGACCACAAGCAAATCACCCATTTGCATGCCTTGCCAATCCTCCACCATCGTAAATTGTAACTTATCTAAACGAAAAAATATATCAAATTGTAGATCATGAATTTGTGCAAACTCCTCGGCTTGCACTTGTAATGATCTCGCATAACGTTGCTCGTGATTACCTAATTTATAATAGATTGGAATGGTTGGGAATATGTCCCTAAGTTTTTGTAAAAACTCGCGATTCATATCTACCTCACGTTTAAAATCTCGTAGATCCGGTTCCTTTTGATGCCGCGATACCGCGTAAAAATCAAAAATGTCCCCATTCAAATAGAGGCAATCGATGTTGTTTTCTTTTAAATGCCTAATGGCAATTGCTAATGCCTCTAATGAATGATAAGGAAAATGGATGTCGGATAATATACCAATCTTTTTTAAATGACCTGGTAAGATCATTGATTCGTATTCCTTGGTCAATGATTCGGCAATACCAAAATTATCCAAGGCATTTATGTCGTAATTTAAAGGATTGTCAATTTTGATTGATTTTTCTACTTGTATCCTTGATCTTTCGGCCATAGATATACCATGTTTCATCATAAATTTTTTTAACTGAAATGGACTTGCGTAGCCATATTGCTTATAAAAAGCCTTGTAAAATTCAACTTGTCGCAAATGTGAATTAAAGAAATGATCCTTTACCGCATTGATTTTATGAATTGTATGATCTTTTACCATAGTTTTTTTTCAAAATTAGTCATTAAAACAAATACGATTTACAATTGTGAATAACAAAAAAGGCCATAGATATTACCTATGACCTTTCTAAACAACTAAACCTAATCAACAAATGAACCCATCAACGATAGGTACATTTGTAACAATCTAAACTCAAACCATATTATTGAAATGAAACCCGGTAATTGCTTGACACATCCGTGTAATTATTAGGGATGTGGCATAATATCGAGTAAGCATTTGATTTAACCGCAAAACGCATTGAATCCATAATCGCCGAATCCGTTTCGGTAAAATTGCTAAAGTTAAAATAAACCTTATTCATCATGCTTATAACCATATAAGGTGAATTTGAATTTAAATCACCCTCATACGTTTTACAATAACTACGGAAATCATTTAATCTTTGTTGCGTAATAATTTCCTCCAATGTCTTTGGCCCATTGTCTTGTGATCTCCTAAATAATGGATAATTGATAAATGATCCCCAAAAAACATTTTCGTTAAAATTACCTACGTAAACATCCTCATGTCGCATAATATCCGACACCTTATTGACAACCAATTGTTCTCGAATGGCAATTGCCTCCTCGTAATTGTTTTGTTCGTTGTCGATGTTTCTCAAACAAAAATTATCAATGTAGGTTGCGGTGTATGCCCCAACCGCATCTAAGTATGGTGGTGCAATTCCAATTTCTAATGTACCACTATTGGGAACCGCACTTGGTGTGATTTTAAATGATTCATAAGTACCATCCGCATTAAGATCTAAAACACTCCATAGGATAGTTCCCGATGTTCCCCAATTTTTAATAACATTATCCCAATAGTAATAATTGCCCGAATAAAACAAACGGATAAAATATGGCAATTTAGTAACCGATCCACCCTCATCAACATTTACCGAAATCAATAATTGATATTGGTTTCCCTCAATTACATTATCGGCACCGGTCGTAATTGCCTTTGTTGTATAAGTTCCTAATGTTGGCGAATAATCGGTAAATCTCAATGCTTTTTTACCCGAGAATGAATCGGCCGAAATGGTGGAGGCACCGGTGATGGTCCAATTTTCTAAATCAAACTCAAAGGATGCATTATAATTTAGATCAATTTTCTTTTGTTTAATGTTGATCACCTCCTCGTACTTTCGTAATGGCCTTTTAATTAATCGTGTTAGATTGTTATTAATTGCCTTAAAATAACTTGGTAAAATCCTCAGATAGTTATCGGTGACACTACCAACATAGGCACCTAAATAATTGTAAACCTCAAATTTAATATCCTCGGATCCACCATTTAAATATGCTTGCTTGGCACTTAAAATGCCCGCACCACTTAATGTTCCATTTTGAATGCCCGCGATCACACGTTGATCACCATAACTCGATGCATTAGAAATTACCCATCGGCCATAACTTTGCGACATTTTGCAATTAAATGCCATCAAAATAGATCTTAAAACCGATTTACAATCATGTAAAATATAATTGTCTTTAAATACACCCTCTTTATAAATTGATACATCATCAAATACATTATTCCATGATCCCTCGGTGTAATATCTAATATCATTTGAAATCCAAAAATCAAAATTCAACTCAAGATTTTGTAAATTTTTATAGATGAATTGCCACAATGTTGGATTGGCATCACCAACGGCAGGGATCCAGGAATCAAAACCATCTAATGATCCGATGCCATCAATTGCATTAATCGAAAATGAATATGGTGCGGTTGTAATTGCCTCCGAATAAATGTCATTTGTAACCCATCCTTTCCAATACACCGCCCATGAGTTTGGTGCATCCTCAAAATATACCACTACTTGATACTCTCTTTCATCGTACTCGTAGAAATTGTCGTAGGTAACCGAATCGGTAACCATAAGGTTTAACGTGCATTGTGATCCAATTAATGGCTCGTAAAAGTCATCATCGGATTTCCACTCAATGATCACCGGTTCCCCGGTTCCGACCATTGGTAAAACCGATCCACCATAATCCTTTTTTAATATTTCTACCCTACGTTTCCGTTCGGCCACATCACTAAAATCCAATCGATATTTACAATTGTATGCCATTATCCTATACGTTGTTTTTGTTTTTCGGCACGTTGTAGTGCTAATATTAAATCTTGACCTCTCACCACAAATTCACCACTCACATTGACATTGTTGCCTCCTCCATTATCTAACATGTTTTGTAATTTATTCAATGGTGCAATCACTTCGGGATTTGATTTTGCCCCCGGATATTCTCCCATTAATCCCATAGTTGGGCCACTAACAATACCACCCGATGCAAATGCGGGAATGGTAGAAAATGCACCTTTTACCGCACCCATCGCGGCCGCAATGAATGGTGCAATGGTAACTAATCCCGCCGGACCGGTTGCCGATGCCGCCTCCGTACCAATCTTAATCGCATTCGCTTGTGATTCCGCATATTTGGTTGCCACTTTCTTTTTACCAAAGATTGATTCGGCAATGGCCATTGCACCCATTTGTACCAACACATTTGCCAATGATCCTAAGAATCCCTCTAAACCGGTTTTAGCCAATCCAAATGAATCGACAATTGATTGGCCCATAGATGCGAAAAACGATTGTGTTGCGTTCTTTAACATCTCCACGTTTTGCATGTAAATATTAAAATTTTCGGCTTGTAGATCTAATTGCTCTTGAATGGTCGTTGTACTTGCAATGACTTGTTCATTCATCACTTGAAATGGAGATTTCAACGTGGACATCTTTTGTGTAATGCCCATTATTTTTTCCCCATATTGTGGGAACTTATCAAAATACGCACTTAAATTATCCGATAATTGAGGTAGAGTTTTTGATAGATCTCCAAATTTTATTAAAGATTGTGTCTTTGCTAATTTTAATTCCTCTTGGTTTAATTCAAAGGTTGCGTTTTTTAAATCTAATCTCGCCTGTGCTAATTCTTGTGTGTAATCTTTGGCCGATGAATCCTTTGTTGATTCTCCGGTAACATTAAGATTTGCATCACCCGTGGTTGGTGCAAGTACATTGCCTTGTCCGATGATTGCCTTATTTTCTTTGTATAACTTTGATAATTCGGCAATTCGTTTTGCGATTTGTTCCTTAGATTGTGGCAAACCTTTTGAGGTATCAAACCCGGTTTGTAATCTAACTTTTCCCGCTTGTTTGTATTCTTGTTGTAATAGATCAATTCGTTGTTTAATTAACTCATTGCGTTCCTTTACAATAGATACATCTTTTTTATCCTCTTTATTTAATTCTAATGTATCACCTAATGCTTTATTGTATTCGTAAACCTTTTCGGTTAAATAACCCAAGGCAATCGCCGCGGCACCAATCAAACTTGACTTACCAAGAGTTGTTTGGAAAAACGTTGCGGCTTTTGTTGCGATCTTGAAACCGGTAACAATGTTAGGCAAAATCGTTCCCGCTAAGTATAACAATGGACCAAGTGCCGTAGCAAATCCACCAAATACCATGATTAATGTTTTGGTTGCCGGCGATAAATCCTTAATGTAACCTAATACACCATTTAATGATTTAACGATGGATGTGAAAGCCGGCAATACGGTTTGCCCAAATAAAACTCCTAACTCCTTTAATGATTCGTTGAATACACGCATTTGGTTTGCCGCACCCCCTCCGGTACGTGCAAAATCACCCTGTGAGTTTGTTGTTACACTCATCACATATTGATATCGCAACATGGTTTTCTCCGCTTGCGACATTTCCTCATATTGCTTTTTAATGCCTTGACTCAATGCATACGTTTTTACATTGGCCTCGGTCATTACAATACCCAATCTTTTAAGAGATTCGGTTTCACTTGTGAATATTCCATTTAGGGCGGTTGTTACCTCCTCAATGTTCATGTTTTTAAAGGATGCCATATCACCCGCCAATGCGACCAATGATGTGGACATTTTAGCGGCTTGGCTCGTACTCAAACCCATCGATGTGGCCATATCACCAAACAATGCGGCCATGTCTAAGGCCGATCCTTGTGCGATACCAAATTGCTTTAATGAGTTTTTAGCAAAATCCTTTACACTTTGTGATGATCCTTTAAATGCGACATCAACTTTGTTTAGTGATTCATTGAAATCGGATGCCATTTTGATTGCCGCCCCACCCGCCAAGGCCAATGGTGCCGTTAATCGTAACGTTAATGATTGGCCAACATCCTTTAATCTTTTGCCCCATTGTTGCAAATTTTTGTCGGCTTTCGATAATGCGGCATCCAATTCCTTGGTATTACCACTAAGATATACCTCTAATACGTTTTTCATGTCTTAAAGTTAGAAAAAAAACCAACCCATTATTTGGATTGGCTTTTCTCGATTTGTTTTAAAAATGCTTGTAATTGTTCGGGTGTACTTTTTGGCGATCCTTTATCTAAATAAACATCTTGTGGCAACGGAAACAATTTATCGGGTGTGATCAATTGTGATCGTTTTTTGGCCCCACTATTTATAATCATTGTAGATACGAATCTCGCCATCTCCCAATGGAGATTTACATTAACCGACCATGATTCCCCTAACAACGCGTTCTCTTTCCAGGTATTACGCCAAAAATCATTTGGAGGTATTCCGGCTTGACCAATATAAAAATCAAGCATAGAATCCCATGTTAGAGGCTTTTCGGCTTTGGGTTTTTTGTCGATTTAGAAACGTTTCTTCGTACTCCCGCATTTAGATCATTCCCAAGGATCCGTGATTCCATTAATGTTTCTATGATCAATGTCAAATCCTTTTCGTTAATCTCATCCATCCACGCACCAACCTCAAATAAAGTATAATCAATCTCATTTCGATTTTCTTGATCATAGGCAACAATACCACTATAAAGTAATGCTCGCATTGATCCCATGGATAAACCCGATCCAAATACCTTATCAACCTCGGAGATCTTGAAACCCGATGTTTCCTCAAAGGTTGCCCAAAAATTCATTGAAAAATGTAATGTGCGAATCTTACCACCAATTTCTAATTGGCAATAACCTCTCTTTTTGTTTAATTCCATTTTGTTTGATTGATTAGATTTATACTATAAAACCCTACACCCAATTAAGGATGTAGGGATTAATTTTTTACTCTATTTTTTAGGCATTAACCGACTTAACAATAGCACCGGTTAAAGTAATGGTTCCGCTAAATGTAGCCGCGGCCTCCATTTCGGCCGATTGCTCTAATGAAGAAACAAAACCCTCGGCGGTGTAAATTGAATCACCGGTTGCTGCGGTTCCAAACACACACGTTACCATTGTTCTTGCGATCAAATAATCCAACAATTGCTCGGAGTTGTTAGCATCCGAATAATCAATTAGGCCATCGAATGAGATTTCTCCACTCTTTAAACCCGCGATTCCTTCGGACCAACCATTAGAATTTTTTGTTGTAGCATCCGCCACATCCATGTTTACCGACAAAGTACATGATGTTGTGTGTCCCACAACCGTTCCCTCTACTTTGATAATTAGATTTGTGCCATTAAATACACCCGATGTTGCCATATTTCTTAAATTTTAATCTCTTTATTTTTGTGTAAAAATAGAAAAAATCATTACACATTTTGCCACTCAATATTTATATTTTCCCAATTGCTAAATACTAAGTTCCATGGCAATCTTGGCTCGAAATAAACTCGACCATCGATCATAATATCTAATGAGTATTTAACCACATTTTCTTTTTCTCCGATCTCATCTACCCCGGTGATATAACCACCACCAAAGTAAAACATTGAGGCACCTTGAAATACCCATTTGGTATATTTACGTGTGATTAAACGATCCACAAATTGATTATAATTCATTTGATCACTATAATCCACCAATCCTTCCACTTTCATTGTGGCCCCACGTTTACCCGCAATACACTCAAACCATCCACCCGATGACTTGTTTGTCGTTTCGGGCAAATCCATTTGCAAGGATAAAATACAATTGGTAGTATGGCCCAATGCTATATCCTCATCGTAAACGATTATATTGGTGCCATTAACTAATCCCATTTATTCTTGTGGTAACCAAGGTAATGGTAAAACAATAATTGGTGGATTAATAACATTCTCAATATGGATAGGGATGCTATTTTACAT